TGCCCCGGTAACCTGCCCCTGAGCATTAACAGCAATCTGTGGTACTTGAAATCCAGATCCGTATGTGCCGGAAGATACGCCCGTATTCGTAATGCTGAACTGGTTCGTGCCGGATAAACTTAACCCGGTGCCGTTTGAATAAATCGCCGAGCCAGAGCCAAACTGAACAAAAACAAGCGAGGTAGAGCCGATTGTGATTGGAGGCAGGACCGTCTGAACCCACGATGTATTGGCGTTCGTGGCCCCGGTCAGGATCAGCATGAAGTCGCCGGCGTCAACGTTTAGATAGGTCGTGCCGGCCGTGTTGTAGTCAGTTGCTCGAGTCAATATGAACGGGGCGGATACGCTGCCAATTTGCGTAACCGAATAGATCCCGTTATGCGCTTGATTTACCTGGTTCTTTACCAATACCCGGTTGCCGACCACAACAGCCACAGAGTCAACACTTAACAGCCCGTTAGCGGTGGCGGTGAGCGTGGCCCCAACACCAGAGCTGCCGTTGTTGTACGTACAGGTTGGCAGCGCTGCGTCAGTCGCCAGGTCACAGTTCTGGTGAAACGTCAAACCAGATGCAACCGCGTCCGCATACGCCTTGTTGACAATATTGTTGACGCCAACGGGTGTATCAGTAATGTTCCCGCTTGTGGCATTGATAGAGGTAAATGTGCCGGCAACAGGCGTCGTGCCACCAATTACCGTGTTGTTGATCGTCCCGCCAGTAAACGAGCCACCCGTGATCGTCTTGCTAGTAAAGGTGAGCGCACTAGGCAAGGACAGCGTAGGGGTGGCGCCACCGGATGATGTGATCTCGTTAGCGGTGCCAGTTACGCTTGTAACAGGTACGGCGCCAGAAGATGCAGCGGTGAGTTGGCCCTGAGCATTAACAGTAAAGTTTGGGTTTGTGTAATTGCCGGCCGTTACCCCACTCGCGGCAATCGCAATCGTCCCGGAGGTGGTGATCGGGCCGCCAGTTAGACCCGTGCCAGTATTGACCTGTACAACGCTTCCACTACCCCCACCACCGGAAGCGGACCACTCAACATCTGTAGCGCCGGCATTGACACGAAGAACGTATGATGCATTTCCCGTATAACTTGGGAGGACATTTGCTCGAGCCTGTTGAGCAGTCGTGCCGCCAGTTCCGCCGTTGCTAACATTAAGCGTCCCACCTAGTGTTATAGTCCCCGTCGTTGTAATTGGCCCGCCGCTTGTCGTTAGACCCGTAGTGCCACCTGAGACATTGACCGATGTAACCGAACCGCCACCTCCGCCGCCGCCACCGATAGCCCCGGTAGTCGTGCGGACCGTCTGCCCGTTCTGAACAACAGGAACCAGCTCCGTGCCGGTTAGAGCCTGGGCCGCTGGAAGTTGGGTAATCGTTACATTAGCCATTTATATCTCAATACTATCCAGGTTGCCGTTATTCTCTGGCGTCTGCGTATTCTGCTCTGGCGACAATACAAAATTATTGTCTCCGCCAGTCGTGAGGTTGTTATCCTCAACCGCAATGCTTTCGTCAGGGCGTGGAAAGCGTATTGTAATCTTTTCTGTCTTTGCTGCCGGCAATCTATACGGATCAAAGTTATCCGCGCAACCCTGATCACATACCTGCAAACCAGGAAAGTTAGGATCGGACCGCATAACAGCATGGGCCCTCTTGAAGCGGCACCTGTCACAAATTGCTATTGCAAGGTCTGATAGTCCTCTGGTATCAAGAAAAACCGGCATCTCCAACCTCCGCAATCATTCGTTTATTTACGATTGACGAGATCGACCCCAATGAATACCCAGTTTTCTCTTGAATTTCAGAATATTTGCAGCCCGCCTTTCGCATTTCAATCACCTGCATAACTCGGTCTGCCGAAGCGCTTCTCCTAGACCTAAGGCTTGCGGCGTTTGCTATTCGACGGTTTTTTCTAATTTTATCCGAATATTCGGGCTGTTCCAGCATTTTTTGTTTGAACGCCTGCCCCGCTGCTTTTTGGTACCCTTCTTTTCGGTTCTTTGTGGCTTTTGACCTAACAGACCTCATGTGCTTGTCAAATTCAGGGTCAATTGCCCGTCGTTCTTTAATTGCCTCTTCCCTTTCTTTGCTAAATTGGGAATAAACCGATGGATCTTGAATGTTTTGAATCCAGTTGCTTGCCCACAAATCACGAACGTTTCCATACATTTTGTAGCGAACGAAATGAGCAATCGCATGATCAATCGGATGAAGAAGGACAAGATTCTCAGGCGCATCAGATCCGCCCTGATAGCGAGGGATTATGTGATGCTTATGAAAACCTGACAATAAACCCATCACCTTGTATAGCAAGCAATATTCGGTGCAAAGGTGATGGGTGACCGATCGCGCTCCTCCTGCTCGGCCAATATGAACGATTTCTCTGCTAGCACGGCCAAGTATTGAATGCGAGCCGGGTCAATAGCAGGCAACTCTAATGCCATCTGATGCGCCAGCATATTCAAAATGGCCATATACCAGCGTTGCGGGATCTCTAGCTCATCCGTAAGGGCCCCGACGTCCATTACCTGGCGCGAATACCAGACAACAACCTGCACAAACGAGTCACTAGGCACAGGCCACAGGTTCATTTGAGAAAGCGGCAGAGTTCTGGTCAACCAAAACTGAAATGGCTGGTTTGCAGTGAAGTTTTTATTGGGCAGGTTCGTGTAATCATCACGATTAAGCCTAGACATCGTGATTTCGGTCGAATTATTGCCAAAAAACAGCTCTCTAACGACTAAAGTCCCGCCGTTGATTGCTCGCATTCTGTAATATTGGCAGTTTTGCCCGGTTTCAATGTCATACCAGAGCCATTCGTTGTTGACCCAGGTCTCTTGGCCCGGCGAGTAGAGCGTCTGCCAGGTAATTCCGTCGGTGGAATACTCAAATACAACCGTGAGGCTTCCAGAAACGCCCGGCAATACTCCGATTGAGCCGACGTAGACTGGTGAACTGTAATAAATTGATATGTTTCCATTAGCAGATGTCTGTGTGCATACAGTATCTACATTGCCGTCAAATGCGTTGATTGCAATGCCAGAACTTGAAGAATAAGCGCCACTAGGACGGTTCATCTTCCGGTATAGCGCGTTGAGGACGTCGTTGAACCCCACCGGCATATCGTAAACTTGCTTGTTCGCCTGCAGCCCGATGACTTTCTTGTCAACGCACCAGTAGTTGATGCCGGTGTTGACAAGCTCAGACAGAACAAAATACAGCGACTCTCGAGCGGCGTTAACCTGTTCAACCGTCAACTCTTCAGCAAGCTTCCCCGCACGGCGAGCGCCATGATCAATTAGCTTCTGAACATTTACGACCGTATTACTAACTGTGCCGCTGTACGCCATTTACCACTCCAAAATTTGTGGTAGGATATCGTTTTTAACTTTGAAGAACGAAGGCGCCATGCTACCAACCCAATCTGAGCTGCGGTCTATGCTTGAATACGACCCGCTTGCCGGTATTGTAACTTGGAAAGAGAACAGATCAAACATGATCAAGGGTTCCGTGGCTGGGTGCGTCCATTCTTCTGGATATAGGGTAATAGGGCTCAATAACCAAACGCAAAGACTTCAAAGAGTAATTTGGGTTTATATGTTTGGGCACATTCCAGAAGGTTTTTATATTGATCACATCAATGGGAACAAACTTGACAATAGGCTTGAAAACTTACGGCTTGCAACAAACAATCAAAATCAGCAAAATAGGCCCGCTCCTAAAAACAGTTCTTCAGGCTACCGAGGAGTTACTTGGCACAAACAAGTAAACAAGTGGATGTCAAGAATTTGCCACAACGGGGAAAGAACAACAATCGGATTCTTTGATTCTGCCGAAGAGGCTTATATAGCTTACAAAAAAGAAGCAAACAAATTATTTACACACCACAACCGACTACCATGACGGACAATTCCACCGTTTCATAGAGGCCCGAGCACGACTCCCCTTCTCACTCTTTTCTGCTGTAGGACCCATCCGTGCGCAGAACGAGTCACGTCTTGCCCCTCCACCCGGCTGAGGAGCCTTCAGATCGCTTCCAGTCTCGCGGTTGTACTTAGCCCTACCCTTGGCCGTCAAACCCGCTCCCTGGTCCGCTGGGAGCTTTTCTCCGCGACCTATAGCCAGGCTAGGGCCGCCATTCTTGAGCTTTACAGTCTTTGCTGAGTCTTTAAAGGCTTGGGCAGTCGGGGCGCCAGGAGAGCCTGGTTTACGCATCCTCTCATCGCTACCCTCTGCAATACGTTCCTGTTTTGCATGAATATTGGCATAGAGGCCGCCGCCAGATTTAAACTTCTTGCCCTCATCCGCCTTGGCAAAATCCTTTCCGACAGACGTTGGAATGCCAACCTTCTTTGCAAACTTTGGATTGTGGGCAACCGCCTCCATCAGACGGTGCTGGGCTGGTGATTTGCTTGGCATTATTAAGGGCCGTTCTTGATCAGAATGATGTTGAAATACGAACTTACTGCGTTGTTTGCGGAGGCTCCGATTGCAGTTGCGCCCACACAATTCTTTTCTGGAATTATATAAGGTTGTTCAAACACAAACACAGCGGCGTTATTGTTAACAGTAGCAACTGCACCAACACGCAAAATGTTGTCGGGGCCGTGTTGCTTCAAAAAGCCAGTGACGGCAGTTGAACCAGAGGATTGTCCAGCAGAAAAAATACCTTCAGTCATGTAAGCTGTGTAGCCGGCGGGAACACAGTAATGACCCGTGGTTCGATTGTTGTAACCAGTCGCGATGATGTCGTATAAAACTGCTGGGACGCCCGATGTCACCGTGCCAGTGCCAGCATTGATGTTGCCTGCGTTTGCACCGCCAGAGCCAACTGTAACAACATAAAACCTGTTTACGTACAGGTATGAGTTTGTAGTGTTGACCGCTGTTTGACCATTTAATGTCACGGTCTCGCTAACCACAGCAAAGTTGCCATCCAAACCTTCAATAAAAACTGTTTGCGCACCAGTGCCAGCAGATGTGTCGTTTGCATCAGATGAACTAATTTTCAAGACGGATGCAGTTGTTGGGTGGGGGATCGTGCCGCCAGCAGGCCAAACGCTCTCTTCAGACGTATCTACATCTGAGTTGTATCCAAACACAATGACCGAACTGTGGCCTTGAATTTGGCCGCGAGAAACTTGCAAGCCAAAGGGCTCAAAAGTCCCTTGCCTTGTAATTGATGAAATTACGGTTGACATTTCAATCTCCAATGAAGACAGGGGCCGCAGCCCCCGTCCTTAACAAACTGCGCCGCCGCGCTTCTTGCCAGGCACAATCGTCCGATTGACTTCGCGTTCAGTATCCGTCACCGAACCCTTACCGGGGCTCATTGCATCAACCACAGCCTTGCCAGCCTTGCGAACCTTGCGAGGGATATACAAAAGGGCATCCTTCACGGCCTTTGCATCGGCCTCGTTCTCTGCCGTCTTGCGACGATAGAAGTCTGCGTTAGGATCACCGCCCTCGGCCATCATCACCGCACCGCCCTTCTTATAGGTGCCGGAGAGTTGATTGATGGACACTGGACCTGCAGGCTTCTTCTTGCCCTGCGGCATCTGCTCCGGACCGCCGTCGTGCTGTACGCGGCCGCCCTCAGCAAACTTTTTTACGGCACCGCCTTTGCGGAAACCGCCAGCGTTGGCCATCGCAACACCGCCAGTCTTGTAACCGCAACCGCCGCTCACAGAACCGCCAGCCTTAAAACCGCCATTGCCGTTCACAACACCGCCAGTCTTCAAGCCACGATGACCCTTGCTAGCAGGCATATCCTCGTGCTTGGTCAGCTTCTTCTTGATGCCGGAAAGCTCCTTCATCTCGGCCTTGTGGACCTTAGAAGACTCCATCTCGCCGCCCTTCTTCATGGCAGGAGGCTTAGGAGGAAGGCTAGGAGGCATAGAAGGGGGCATAGCGGCCATCATCGCCTCAGCACGACCCGATGGAGCGCCAGCAGCACCACTGGCCATCATTGCACGACGACGAGAGGCCAGGGAAGGCTTCTTGGGCTTTGCACCAGCCATCATCCCACCCTTCGGAGCACCGATCATTGCACCCATCGAAGCGCCGCCACCGGCCATCTTCTTCTCAACAGCACCGCCCTTCTTGAGTTTTAGCTCAACCGTAGGCTCGGTCGTCTCCATCTTTACCATTGGCTTGAATTCACGCATGATTCTTACTCCTTATGCCTGAGTGACGCCCAGAGCGCCGACACGGGTTGCATTGGGGCCGACTGCGATACCAGGCAACAGGATCCCCATCACCGTGCGGACGATGCCGTTCGATGCAGTTGCGGGAGCGTAGGTGCCACGAACGTCGCCGGTGGTAGTCGTAGCCGTTGCAGTGTCCGCCGCAACAAATGTCCCAGCATCCTGGGCCAGCGTGTTGTTGGACTTGACGCTAGCAACATAAGCCACGTTGGCCACCCGAACCGGGATACCCAAAACGTCGCTAGTCCCGACAACAACAGCAGTCGCAGAGCCGGCAATCGTTACGCTAGAGACTTGATAGAAGGCCTTCAAGCCAGTCACCGCAGTGCCCGCAACAGCCACAGTAATGACCTCGCTCATCGCCTGGCCGTAGTAGTCGTAACCACTAACAGTAAAGGCGCGGGCGGTCGTAGAGCAGTTCAC